TGGTTGTCGTCTCGATACTCTCATAACTTCATAGTCCCCGACATTGGCGACTTATTAGCCATCGCCTTCTTAACAAAACTCTCATCTTTCTTTCTACGCTTCATGTATGTCTGAACATGTTCGTCATTCAGCGCAGCCGCTATATCGGGTTCGCTGGCAGTCCTACTGGACATAGCGGTAGAGCCGCCAACTGCACCACCTGCTTTCTCGCCCCTAAAGGCCGTTGCAGGATTTTGTGTTTGTCTATACATACCTTTATAATAGTTCCTTTCTGCTATTTCGTAGTTTCTTTGTGCATCAAGTTTTCCATTTTCTGAATAACCAGGAAGCCCTTCCATTGACTTTAAAATAGCTTCATATGTATGACCGTCTTCTTCCAGTCCCAGAGTACGAACCTCCTTTGTATATTCATCTATATACTTATCTCTTTTCCTCGATCTATCTTCTTCCATTTTTTGAACCTTGGCTTCTACCATTTTTTCCATACGCTTACTATCAGTAACACTATCATCATCATAACTACCACCAAGATCAAATAAATCATCTTCTTTTTCAGCAGCAGTGGGAGGAGATTGATATTTTATTTCAGATATTTTATCCAGTAGGGTATTATATCTGTCCTCATTATCTTCCTTATACGCTTTAAATTCCCTCCCAAGCCTACTGTTACCATCACGGAGGTTTTTATTTTCCTCTTCCAGTCTAGCTGCATCTGTAACCTCTTCACTAGATTCCGTTACTGGTTCGTTGACTTCTCCCTCTGTATTGTCAAGTCCATTAAGTTCGTCCATTTTTCTCTCCTTTAAATAAAATTAACCTATTGCTTTCTTATTCTTCCTATCCTGTAATCTCTGCATCTTATCTACACCCTTACCATGCACCTCTATTATCTTATTCCACCTGTTACCTATGTACTTACATGCGTCAAATATAGCCTTATCTCTCTCATTAGCCTCATTCTTGTATATTAATTCAAACTTCTGGTCCAATAATAATACAAGATCATTAAACAGGGCCTTCCCTATTTCCGTATTAAGGGCTGCCATAAACTCTGTTGTTTTCTCCAGATTTCTGAGTGTAGTTGCTTCTATTTGATCCTCAACCGTTACCTTGCTATATACGTTAGTAAGCACCGCTTCCCTCCGTTAACTGGGCTTCCTGCATAGTTTGTTCTACGCCTGACTGATTAGTGGGAGGCATTCCTCCACCCCCTTGTGGCTGTTGCCCTTGTTCACCGCCACCCATACTTTCCATAGGAGGTGGTGCTTGTGTATCAGCAAAGAATTTATTATGGAAACCTTCATATTCCTTGCCCATCAGAGAAGCAACCTCTCCTAGTATATAATCTACAGCCGCTCTTCTTTCTGGATCATTTGCTATATATCCTAATATAGAAATCCAGTTCTGTACCTTTGCCTGTCTTGATGCATCATCATTAAGAGAAGCAGATAGTGGTTTATATGTAAAGTCAATATAAGGATTAAAAAACTGTATATCTTCTCCAAGTACTTCGTATGCCGTTTGTTCTTTCATGTATTGTGCTGCCATCTGTGTTATAAACCAATATAAATCACTAAGACCCGTGTTTTCCATTGTTAGTGTTCTATAGTTAGACCTTGTATCACTACGCTGTGCCTGATTAGCTGTTGCGGTAGCTGTGGTAGTGGGAGCCGCCAACTTGCTCTGTGTCTCTGCTGATATACCAGATGCCTGTTGCATAGCATTTTTATACATAAGAATCTGGTTTAACGCACCATTAACATCACCACCTACCTGTACTTCCGTTAATACATTACCGCTTTCTGTCTGCCAGAACGCCCCAGGTTTCCATTCCAGTGATTCATTATCTGTTATATCGTGTTGATTACCCTGCATAATAGGTATTGTATGCAACTTTGTCCTATCGTTCTCCATATTAAGTGTGTCATTAATACCAACCTGAAGCTCCTTTAAACACTTACCATCTCCCATACCATCATCTTTTGCTGGGTGTATATAACAAAGTGCCCTTGTTATAGGTCTATAAGGATTGCCCCTGGCATCTATACAACGTGAGGGGTTATATCCTATTAAAACTCTATTATAATCATTTACTGCAAATGTTATTACCATTTCGTGTAACTCGGCACCCTTCTTTTTCTTTCCATTTGTATCAACACCGCACTTAGCATCTATTACATTTCCAGCTTCATCTCTTTCTTTAACTATAACCCAATGTTTTCCAAGTCTCTGGAGTATAGTCCAGTTTTTTAAAGGTGTGGTAGGTGCGTCTATTTTATTATCCAAACCATGATGTGTGGTTTTATCGCCTTTAGCTCCTGCTTTGGGTGGAGTCCTTACCTCTTTAAGCTTGTCAAGGTTAAAATATTCCATTGTATCAGCATTAGTTTCAAGTTCATCAATAGTGGCATTAAACCTCAATATAATCCACTTCTTTTCCTGTAAGCTATAAGTATATGATGGGTCGGTAAAAACATCCCGTGGGTCAATAACATCAAAATTAAAATGATCCTTCAGTACAACCTCCTGCATAACGTCTTGCTCTACCATTCTTTCTACGGAATTACCCTCTGGGTCACTACCTACCCTTTCAGGCACCTGTTCTGTTCCAGCCCTTTCTTCTGTTGTTTCCTGCTCCCACCAGCACCTGAAATATGTAACACCACATATATTCTTCATATTAACAGCTCTCATGTATTTCTGATAGAACCATAAATCACGCCTGTTTAGGGTGTTGTTTATTAAATCTTTGTTTACCTTTGCAGAACGAATACTCATCTCATCGTCATTACCAACATACACCTCCACAAAATCATGTGTCTTAAAGTACAATCCAGCTTCTATAGCAGATTGTGTAAGCATCTGTGCTAAAAACTCAGGCATATATATGTCAGACATCCAATCATAATTCTTTTCCGTTCGCTCACAGTCAAACATATCAAGATAGTCCAGATAATCCGCATCTGGAATATTATTGTTACTTTGCCCGACTACATATTCGCCATCTATAATTAGATTGGCAAGGGCTTTGGTTTCTTCTTCACTATATTGTGCCATATAATTTTTCCTTATCTTTTGGTCTGATAATACCTCTTGTGTATATAATCCCTAGGTTTCTTTACAAGTTGTTTTCTTGGAGAAAACCTGATATCCTTCATTAAAAACTCAAGAGCCGTACAAAAATGACTCCATTTAACAGTAGGTTTCCCTTTCTCAAGCCTCCATTGCTTTAACGAATCTGCTGCAAGGGGGCAATCATTTAATATCCATAAAGTAGGAAGTCTCTTCTCCAGCCCGCTCTGATGTATCTTGTTATTAAAAGGCTTCTCGCATAAAGTGGCATTTGCAAGCCTTCTTCTTATTTCATCCCTACCTCTTAAATTGTGGTCTGTCCTTGATACAGTAGATTTTGTATTAGCACTTTCCCACCATCCACCAGTACACTCTTCATTCTTCTTCATTTGGTTGAAATAGTGGTTCATATCATCTACTACACTTCTTGTTGTATTTGACTGCTTTATACTGGCCAGTGGGTCTATAAGGTTCATCCCAAACTTCCTGGTAGGACCACTTACATCGGCTATCATCTTACATACAGATAGTGTGTTGTCCCTCTCTGGGTCAGGGTTTAACTCTGCATACACAAACGCCTCATCATACGGAGATAAATACACAAAAATAATAGCAAGCTTTGTAGTTGGGTGCCAGTCTTCTGACCTGAAAAACGTACCAGTCTTGGGTATACCATCTGGAAAAACATCACTTCCTTTTCTTATATGTATCCTTGGAACAAACTGTTTATATATCTTACCTGTAACAGCAGCAAATATACCATACCTACGCATATCAACCAACTGTCTATCGTCAAATCCTGCGTATTTCCTGTCTATAGTGTCTTTTGTCAGCAAAGGGTTATCATCAGTTGCCATCTGAATAACCGCTATAGACTCCTTACTATTAGTAAATTCTATCTCAGGAAACTTGGTTTTATGTTCACGGAGATAATACTCCCTTATAGCGTTGCTTTTGTAATAAACTTTAGCACGTTCATATATACGGTCAAAATAATACCCAATAGCATTATCTTCTGTAGGCGTATATGATATACATGTATCACCATCTTCTATCAATAAACGGGCTGGTTGCTCATCATAAAACGGTTCTGGTGCCAACTCATCAAGCCATAGTGCTGTTCTCTTGTGACCAGCAACAGACTGTGTGGATTGATTATAAGATACATATTCAATCGTTATATCATCTCCACCATAAGGATCTCTTATTATCTGTACCTGTCTTCGTGCTGTAATATCTTTCTTTAAAAGGAAAGATGGTAGCCATCTGGTAAACTCTGGATATTGCGTGTTCTTTGTTTCACTGGACCTTTCACTACTATCTTCATTAGATTTAGATTTCTCCACAGGGAGGTTCTGTGATGCAAACCTATATATCTTATGAATCCTTTCGTGCTTGTGTATCTCTGTATTACAGTGAGGACATGGCTTACCTTCCAGGTTACTGAAATATTCCTTTGGTGAGAAGTAGTGTCCCCTCTCAACCCCTTCGACATCCATGTTCTTCTTCAGCTTATCCTCGTATATACTGGCAGAATCACACTTAAAATATACCATATTCTTTCTAGGCACAGGATGCCAGCCAAGTATTCTCAGTACGAAGTTATATGCAATAACAGCCGTACCACCTGCCTGGTTCCCCTTGTTTACAAATATCATATCATAGTCAGCATTAAAGAAAGCATCTGAATGTTTTGTGTGCTGGTATGCATATAAATTAGCAAAATCATTAGCCTCTTTCTTCTGCTTATTTGTAAGTTCTAATGCCGTCATAGTATAGGTTCTACAACAAAGGATAATTTAATTGTGTCGTCTGCATGAAAAGTGGTTGCGCTTCTGTTTACCAATCCAACATGTAATTCACCTGTACCGTCTGCATCTTCGTAATATATTGGCGATTTAAAGCTATTCTCGCTTTCATAGTAATACTGACCAGAGCCAGCAATCTGTCTTGCATCTGAATTTGAAAACAGAACAGATGCTATATATCCATCTGTATCCAGGTCTGTATTTGAATACCCATCTGTATTCCAGAATACAACCTCAAGATCTAAAGCAGCACCCGTATTTGTAAAATCAGCCTGAACTGCTATACTGTTTATCTTCAA